GATGTTCAGATTATAATTGACAATTCCATTTGTGAAGATTGTGGTAGCACTATGACTGCTGACTATTGTATTGGGTGCCGATCAAAAGCATTAGGATGTAGCCATAAAGCAACAGCAATTTTCTTAACGCGCGATGAGAAAGGAAAGATTTATGACTTTCACCACGTCTGGATCCATTAAAAGTTTTCTGCTGGCGTTGTTGGCCCTGTCTTTTTATATCGCGCCCGCGCGAGGCGACACAGAACCAACGTTTGTTCGGAAAGTTAATACATGTGAAGAATATATTTTCTGTACTGCGCAGACCGCCACAGGTGTTTGTACCGTTTCACCGGCAAGTGGCGATGAAGTTGTGTTGGATACATTTGGCAAATGGTCGTCATTGACTTTCTATGCCAATGAAAGTGTTGGTGCGTTCACTTGTAATGTTTATGGCAATAACAGTGGCCATGATGACCAATCTGGTGATGGGGTCTTGCTGACTTCTACTCCGATGGATGCAACGCATGAAGCAATTTCATTGAACGGTGGAAACTTTGGACATATTTGGATTAATTGTTCGGCGATTGCAACATCAGTAACAATTACTATGAACGCGTGCCCTGCTGATAGGTAATCAAAAATGAAGAAACTTATTTTCCTGATATTGATTTTTGCATTGCCAGCAGTCGGGCAGAATTATAATCAAACAACTTGGGGATACGCGAACACTGTTACCAGTAACACCATTGCGCCTTCAACTGATTTAACAGTTAGCGTTGCTGGTGAAGATCGGCTGTTTATTGATGCTGATGGAATGAATATCTTTAATGGTGGGGATATTACACTTCGCGATTCAGATAGTGCTGGCAACCTTTGGGATACCACAAGCACTTATTGGTATGGAACAGATCGGGCGGCAAACAATGAAGCTGAATTGGTGCATAATCGCTTTGTTGGTTCGTTTGCTATCACCCAAGATGTTAAGACTGGCGCAGACAACAGCACAAGCGTTCAATTGTTGCCACAAACAACTACTTGTGCGCCGATTGGCGGTGGAACAGAAGCTGCTGACTCTAATGACTATCGTCATAATCCTGATCAGCCACCAGCATACAGTTATGAACTAACATTTGATTCAAGTGTGGCGGCAGGGGAAGGGTTGGATTGTAATATTTCTGGCCCGACCACAACAGGTTACACACGAACTGGTTTCTGGATTAAGTCTAGTGTTACGTTTGCTTCTGGTGATTTGGAAATTGTACTAGATGATGGTGGTGTCGCAGAAGCCACAGTGGCAGTTGGTGAAGATTATATAATTGCGAATCGTTGGCAATATATCGTGGTCAATGTGACTGCTGCTTGTGCGGCGGCGTGTTCTGATTTGGATGGATGGTTTTTGCAAACGACTTCACAAGCACCAACTACTTTTAATGACGCTGTTATCAATTTGGATCAAGCAGTTGTGTACAAAACAGCTGCTGAAATTTGGTTACAAGCACAAGAAAGCAACTATGTTTATCCAGAAGGCGTTATGTCTGTAGTGGCTTATCCAAATGCAGGCGGCGCACCCGTCAAGCTGGTTGAAAATACAGATTATCTTAACGGTGGGTATGCTGGCGCTGGTGTTTATCCAGTAATGCTGACGGATCAATCCGCTAACACACTTATTTGGACATTTTCTTATTATCCGTGGCAATACGATCAATAGCAGGGGTAAACATTTGAGAGTTTTTGTCTGGATTGCATTGTTTCTGTGTATCTTGGCCAGAGCATCTTGGTCGCAAGATACTTACAACCAAACAAATTGGGGACAGGGGCCACAGCAATATTCTTGGGCAGCTGGCACAGTAAACAAGTTTGGGTTCAATGGGGATGTTGATACCACTGAAGAATCAATTTGGGATATGGATGATTTGCCGACGGCAGGAGCAGGGCCAATTCGTTGTTTTGATAATATGTTGTCTGCTGCTGCTCTTTATATTTCATCAGATTCAGATTCAGATGTTGGCAAGACTGTAAGCGTTCAAGGTTTGGATCTGAATTGGGAATCATTTGATATTGATGTTGTTTTGGGTTCTGATGCTGGCACTGGAACAACCAATGTTCAAATTGGCACTGTTAATATATGGCGAATCAATAGAGCATTTACTGTTAGTGCTGAATTAGTAGGGAATATTTACATCCACAAAGATGCCACAGACGCAACTGGTAATGGAATACCTGATACTCCTGCGACAGATATTGTTGCTGGCATTACACTTGGCGCGAATCAAACGTTGCAGTCATGTTATACCGTTCCGCTTGGATATAATGCTTACATAACCAATCTTTGTTTAGCGAACATCAATCAGGTTGGTGTTGGTTCATCTGTGACGTTTCGAGCGCGCAGATCTGCGGGTGGTGCCGCGCATGTTCACAGATCTCAATTGCGCTTTTCGCTTGGCAATGAGACTTCAATATGTATGCCTTATGATCCACCGTTGGTTTATCCTGAGAAAACTGATTTTGAAATTACAGGTTCTGACGCATCTAGCCAAGCAACTGCTGCAACCTTTGATTTATTCTTGATGAAGAATTGAAATGAATAAACAACATTGGATAACGGTTCTTGCTGCGCGTCTTGGTGCGAAGTATGCTTTGTGGAAAGATCGCAGACGTAGACTGAAGGAGCAAAAACACTAATGGCGTGGTATGCTCCGTGGAAACGAGAACATCGTGAATTGAAAAGCTACGTGCTTGGAACGTCCGAAGCACTTGGTGAATTCTTAATGTTTGGCGCATCAAACGCAGCTACACCTACAGCATCGTTGTCTTTATATGAACAATCGACTGCTGTTAGTATTCCGATCAACATGATCGCAGATTCATTCTCAGTATTGGAGCCAATACTGGTTATTGACGACAAAATTGTTCGCCAGCATCCAATTGTACAGCTACTAAAGAGCCCATCTCCATATTACTCTGGCGAGTTGTTTTTGGAAATGCTAGCCAAAGAATATCTCATAACTGGCGAGACAGCTTTCATCGCGCTGGGTCAAATACGTCGCCCACCTTTGGAGCTACAACCAGTTAGTGTTAAAAACATTACAATTCCTGAAGGGCCAGGTGGATTGCCTGGTGAGATACAAGTTTCAGGTAACACTTTGAATGGAGTTTACACTCCATTGATTAAGAATCGCACGCTTCATTACTATAATGGATCACTTCGTGAACTCATTAGAATGCGTAACTACTCAACCAGGAACAACTCGTTGCTTCGTGGTCAATCACCTCTATTGGCAGCATCCAAAGAGGTTCGACAGCACATTCTTGGTGGAACTCATAATGTTTCCATCCTTGAAAAGGGTGGCCGTGTATCTTTGATCTTTCACTTTGATGCTGATATGGACGATGAAGACTTTGAAGAAGCCAAAGCACGTGTGAGGGAACAATATGGCGGCGCTGGAGCAGCCGGTGAGATTGGAGTTACGGCAGGTGGCGCGTTGGACATCAAAAGCGTAGGTGTTAACAATCGCGATATGGACTTCGCAGTACTACAGAAGATGGCCGTCAAAGCTGTTACACTGCAGTATCACGTTCCACTTCCCTTGGTTACAGATGAGCGACAAACACTTAACAATTACCGTGAAGGCAAAGTAGCGTTATATGATGACGCAGTCATTCCGCTATCAAAAAGAATCTTTGGCGCGTTGTCTGACACGTTGCTGCCACGTTATGGAATTGAAACTACAAATGCCAAACTGACTTTTGATCCTGATCAAGTAAGTGCGCTTGTTGCTAGAAGGAATGAAGAGTTGAACAAGCGTAAGAACATCGGTGTGGAATCTGATAATGAGATTCGCGCGTTGATGGGCCGTGAACCTTACAATGGTGGTGATGTTATTCTTAAACCATCCAGTATGATTCCGGCTGGAACTGATGTTTACCTTGAAGATAACGAAATTGATTACATTGAAAGCGTAGATGCCTGAACAGAACGTACTCATAGATATGAATCTCAAATTGACTTTTGAGAGACAGCTTCGCGCGAGGCTAAACACCTTCCATGAGAAGCAAGTCAAAGCTATGGTACATTCTGTTAACGCTAATGATGACGTTCCTGATTTCGCAGGCGATGAACCTGAGCTTACCAATATTCTTTATACTCATTTTGAATCTATCGGCGTTGTTTTTGCTAATCGCATTAACCAAATGGTGCTAACTGAGATTGAAAAAGATTTGACGCCTGTAGATGCTAAGATGTTCAATGAAGATGTTGAGATTAAAGCAAAGCGAAAGTTGCCAAAGGTTCCAGTTGTTGTTGATAGATACTTTCGAGTGCGAGCATCTAATGTTGCTGGTAAGATTACCAAGACTACACAAAAGGAAGCACGCAGAGTTTTGGCCGCAGTAAGAAAGCTACATGATAAAGGTGCCAAGGTTGGCGTTGTTCCTGTGAACCTAGCTAGTACATCAGGTCGAATGTTTCGCACTACGTTGAATGGTCGTGCTAGTGGTATTGTCCGAATGAATACTAATGGTCCGGCTGAAGCAGTCAAGCTTACACAGGTCCAATTGCTTCGCGGTGAAGAGCCTTCACTAAGTGGAGCTGGAACAACAAGTAAAGGTACAAAGCGTTGGTCGAACATGGCTGATAGTTTAGTGCGCGGACCAACCACAGGAAGCCAGTTCAATCACCAACGAGCCAACCAAACTGTTAAGATAAATGAACCATTCATCGTAAGTGGTGAACAACTTCGATTCCCTGGCGATGAGAGTTTGGGAGCGTCACTTGGTAACGTTATCAACTGTCGTTGTGCGGTATCGTACAACATCAAAGAAGTAGCCAAGAAAGTTAAGAAGCACGCTAAGAATTTGCGCAGCTCGCCAAGCGTAGCAATTGAAGATCTTACTGGCCAAGCAGTTGTGCGTGGGACTGGACCGTTTGCGATTGCTGATGATGTTCCGCTTAATAGCATTATGAATGTTCAAGGCAAGATTGATCCTGAATATCTTATGGAGCTGGAACGTAGTTGGGCTGCTTTGCCTCCTGAGGTTAGACAACTCTGTAAAGAAACAAATTTGAAGATCAGAGTTGGCGAGACGTTGGAAAGTTTGCTTGGGCAAAATCTTGACACTCAGCTTGGCGCGTATGCGGTTGACAAAGGTGAAATTTATTTAGGCAATTATGTAACACACAATGGAACTAGAAGCGCAATTTTAGATCGTGCTTCGGATACGTTGCGGCACGAGATTGGTCACCATATTGATTACACTCTCAGAGACTATTTGGGGCTGCGTGGATCAAAAGCAAAGAAGTTCAAAGAGGCTTGGCAGGCAGCCAGAGTAGCAAATGCTGGAGATGATGGCTTAAATTATTATTTCACTCATAGTTCACTTGATCGCAATATGGAAGAGTCATTTGCTGAAGCATTTAGAAGTGCTTTCAATCCAAGCAAGCCAGGCAAGATTGGATTTTCTAAGAACGCACAAGGATTTTATTTTGATAAGAACATGAAGGATGTCGTTGAAGTTGTTCGCGCGCAGATTGATGACTACATCCAAATGCGAACACGTGGCTCGCTGATAAAGTCTCCACTCACTGGCATAGTTACTAAACCAAAAGTTGTTCCCACGAAGACTGTCAAAGCAACTTTGCCTAAGGCAAGTGAGTCACCTGATTTTGCAATGAAAACTTTGAACAAAAGACTCACTGCTAAGAAAATGGAAGCGCTTGATGATTATGAAACTTATCTAAGAAACAAAGCTGGGCTCAAAGAGAGTGAACTGCTTAATGCGATAGATGGTCTTGAAGAGTATATTGGTGATTCTGAAAATATCAATTCAGTTTTAAGAACTGGACATCTGTTTGAAGATCGTGGTTTAAGTGTAGCGCAAGTAAAGAAGCAAATCAAAGCTATTGATAAAGCAATTTCTTTAGGCGTGACAGCAGAGGACACAGTAGTGTATCGCGGCCTCAGTGGGCATGCTGCTAGAATAGTTAATCCAAAAGTTGGAATGGAATTTGTTGATGATGCAATTGGAAGTTGGAGTGGTGAGCGAGTTACTGCTGCTAATTTTATGCGCAGAACTGAATATGGAATCAGCAAAATAGATCCAGATGCTGTTATGTTCAGGATGAAGTTGAAGAAAGGATCAAACAGTTTGTTTTTGGATGCTGATGAAGCTGAATTTCTACTTCCCAGAGGAACAAAATACCGAATAGTTGAAATTGAAGACAATGTTCCTGTTATGCGCAAAACTTCATTCAAAAAAGGTCAAAGTCCATCTGTCAATCGCAGAGTTGCCACTGTCGAAATTATACCTGAAGGTGAAGTTGCTAGTCCAGTGACAAAACTTGCTAAAAAGAAAGTTGTTAAAAAGAAAGCAGCTGTTAAAAAGAAAGTTGCTAAGCGAAAGCGGCCATTGAATGATGCCACATCACCAAAAGTAAAGGCAACTTTGCCTAAAGCAAGTGAGTCTCCAGATTTTGATGTCATCAATATTGAATCTCAGTTTTCCCCGAATGATTCAATCATTGCTAGACTGAAACCATTTGATGAGGTTCTGCCAGCAAAACAAAGAGCTGCTACCATAGATGCTATTGATAATTATGTAACTGATTCAGATTTCATAAATAGTTATCTCAGGACTGGAAAAGAAATTACTCTTGATCCTGGTGATATCGTTCCAACAGTTGCTGAAATTAAGAATAGTGTCAAGTTGATTGATACAGCAATTAGTGGAGCTAAAGTTCAAGAAGACATTACAGTTTATCGGGGCATAACATCGAGCTCAGTAGCACGCATCAATCCGAAAATTGGAATGGAATTTTCAGACAAAGGATTTGGTAGCTGGAGTGGCCATCGTGAATTAGCCGCTGAGTTCATGGGGAAAACTACTGACACTAAAACTGCTATCATCAGAATGCGTCTTAACAAAGGTGACAAGGCTTTGTTTTTGAATACTGATGAGAGTGAATTTTTGCTTCCAAGGAACATGCGTTACAAAATTCTAGACATTGAAGAAAATGTCGCTGTAGATGTTATTGATGATATTATTAAACGCCGAGTCATAACAGTGGAGCCAATTTTCTAATGGCCAAAGATAAATTCGTTTGGGGAGCAGGTGATATCAAAGTTATTAAAACACCTGTTGGCGAAGTCATAACTGATTACAGTGATGTAAAATCCGAAACAAAAGCAGATGATAGTGAAACAGAAACAATTGAAGATGAAACTGAGGAAGTAGATGAGGCTTGAGGGATTCATAACTAAAAGAACAAAAGATTCCATTCTGATACAAACTGGTGGTTACGTTGATGGAATGTTCTTGGATGGATTCGCAGAAGTCAAGCCCGGAGAAATATTTTACAATTGGACATTTGATGAATTGCAAAATACTGATCAGACTATGATAGTCCTGAGCGAGGGCCAAAATGGAACAGTTTGAAACCAAAAACTTTGGTGGACAAATCTGTGATATAAAAGAAGACAAACGCAATGGTGTTGATGTTGGCATCGTTGAAGGTTACATCGCAGCTTGGACACCAGACCAAGGTGGTCGTTATGGGGTTCCAGACCGATTCCATAAAGGTGCATTTATAAAATCAATTAGTGAACATAAAGATCGTCGCTCACGACCGATTAGACTGAAGGATCACCATGGTCGTACAATTGGTGGCTTTCCAATTGAATCAGTTCGTGAAGATGATCATGGTCTGTTTGGTCGAGGCGAGATCAATCTCAATACACAATTGGGTAGAGAAGCACATTCGTTGGCGTTACAAGGTGTGCTTAGTGATTTCTCAATTGGCTTCATTGCGGTTAAAGATAACTTGACGAAAGGTTATCGTGAAATTTATGAAGCCAAAATTATTGAAGGCAGCATCGTTGATGAGCCTCTCAATAGAGATGCTATGATCACTGAAGTCAAAATTGCTATTCCATTTCAAGACTTGCCTTTGGCACCAAGATTGTATAACTGGAGCCCAAATGCTGCTAAAGACAGAGTGAAGCAGCTAACAGAATCGAAAGAATCTCCAAGCGCTGAATTCAAACAAGCGTATGTTTGGCTTGATGAAGATAGAGTTGAGCGCTATGATGGATATAAACTTTTGATTGCTGACGTTGTTGATGGAAAGCTAATAGCCATTCCACGCGCCATCTTTAGAGCAGCGAGTGAAGTCATGGGTCGCAACGTTGGTATTCCTGATGAGGATACAGCCGGAGTCATCCAGCATTTGGAAAAATATTATGCTAAGATGGGCTTGGTATCTCCATTTGGTATGGATGAAAAGCAATTCTTTGGAATTGAAGAGATCAAAACTTTTACGAAACGAGATTTGGAACGTGCTTTAACTGACACTGGTGCGTTCTCAAGAAGTGCGGCCGTTGAGCTGGCAAGTAAGTTCAATGGATTGCGTGAACCAGAAAGTGCTTCAGATATATTGAAAGCGTTGAAAGGAATAATGATTTGACGGCAGAGGGATTCTGCTATGGGGTCAGCGGGATGCTGATGCCGTGGTGTAATTTTGAAATTGAATCAGAAACATTTCATAGGAGCCACAACAATGGCTGATGAACAGACTAATAAGGAAGTGATGAGTGCCATCACTGAGCTTCGCAGTGAAGTTGAGAAGAAAGGTTTTGTTGACAAAGACAAGATTGAGCGACTGAATACTGTTCTTGATACATTTGAAGAAAAGAATCAGAAGCTCACAGTTGTCGAACAGCAGGCAAAGAATCTGGAAGCTGCAGTTAATGAGCTGAAGGAAGCAAGACTTGAAGCGAAGGAATCTGACGACAAGCGTCAGGCTGAGCTCAAGGCGCAGATCACAGATCTTGAAGCTGAAATCGCACGCGGTATTAACTACAAGAACAGTGAGACGCCTGATGGGTACAAGCAACTGGATGAGTACAAAGCACTGAACACTTTCTGTAAGGAGGGTGATCGTGCTCTCAGTCCTGAGCTGAAGGTGCTGCTGCGTACTGATACGGCAGTTGATGGTGGTGTTCTGGTTCCGTCCGAACTGGACAACATGATTATCAAGAAAATCATCGAGATTGATCCCATTCGTGCCATTTCGCGAGTGAGAACAATCAGTGGGAAGTCAATGGAGATGGCAATTCGCAATACCATCCCCACTGCTACCTATGAAGGTGAGGCAGAGACAGGCGCAGATAGTGCTTCCACCTA